CCTCTGAATTTCTTAATTCGTAGTTTTTTTGTAAAATGAGTTATCATAAAAAGCAAGTCGATTAATCAAATTTATTAGGAAGGGTATAAAATTTATGCAAAGAGGAAAAAAGTCTGCATTGACTTCGCTTAAGCCAGTTGCGCCAGTTGTCGCGCAAGAGCGCGTAGCCGCACCCGCGCATTTGACTGACGCAGAACGCGAGGTTTGGCACGAGGTAGTGTCTGACCAGCCAGCTACGGCATTTACTGCAACTCATATTCCAATGCTTGAGATGTATTGCCGCCATGTTGTGCAAGGTCGTATACTGGCTGACGAGATTTTGCACTTTGACCGGAGTTGGTTAGCTGATGATGATGGTCTTAAACGCTATGACAGATTGCTTGGTATGGCTGAACGAGAAACTCGCGCAGCATCATCACTTGCAACTCGCTTGCGCTTGACTAAGCAATCATTGCATCCTGAAACCGCAGCCAATGCTGTTAAGAACCACATTAAATCACGCAAGCCGTGGGAAATGCCTGACACAATCGACCAAGAGTAATTATGCCAAAATACGCGGAGAGAACACTACGCAACATTGCGTGGATAGAAAACAACCTTTACATCCCTGAAGGTAAATTTGTCGGTCAGCCATTTAAACTGACAGATGAGCAAAAAAGCTGGATGGAAATGATTTACGGCTCATCAACTCGGATGTTTATAAACAGCATGGGCAGAAAGAATGGTAAAACTACATTTTCTGCTGCCATCACATTATTGCACTTAGCTGGCCCTGAATATGTAGTCAATGGTCAACTATTTTCAGCGGCTCAGTCGCGTGATCAAGCATCTATTTTGTTTAGCTTGTCTGCCAAGATGGTAAGGCTGTCACCAACGCTTTCTCAGTTTGTCGGAATACGCGACACAGCCAAACAATTATATTGCACAGAAATTGGCACACTTTATCGTGCATTATCTGCTGATGCCTCGACTGCCTATGGTTTGTCGCCAAGTTTGATTATTCATGACGAGCTTGGTCAGGTAAAAGGCCCACGCTCTGAGTTATTTGAGGCGCTAGAAACTGCGGCTGGCGCACAGCCTAATCCTTTAAGCGTGGTTATCAGCACTCAAGCACCGACTGACGCTGATTTACTTTCAATTCTAATTGATGATGCTTTGTCTAAGGCTGACCCAACCATAAAATGTGTTTTATATACAGCACCGCTTGATTCTGATCCATTTGCTGTTGAAACAATTAAGATGGCTAATCCGCATTTTTACTTGATGAACCAAGATGAGGTAGTAAAACAAGCCAGCGATGCCAAGCGTATGCCAAGTCGTGAAGCGAGCTACCGCAACTTAATTCTGAATCAGCGCGTGGAAGCGTCTAACCCATTTGTGTCCAGAGCGGTATGGCAAGACAATGGAGAAGAACCTGCACCATTAGATGGTTTGGAAGTTTATGCAGGACTTGACTTATCCTCTGTAAATGATTTGACTGCATTGGTTCTTGTAAGCGATAATGGCGATGTGCATACTAGATTTTGGCTTCCTGAGCAAGGTTTAGCTGAAAAATCTCGCAATGACCGAGTGCCTTATGACATTTGGGCGCGTGATGGGTATTTAATGACCACTCCGGGTCGCTCAATTGAATATGAGTTTATAGCATGGGAATTGCGTGATATATTTAACAAATGCCATGTTAAGAAACTGGCGTTTGACAGGTACAACATGAAGTTCTTGAAGCCTTGGCTTGAAAAAGCAGGTTTTACTGAAGAAGAACTTGAAAGATTTGAAGAATTTGGGCAAGGCTTTGTTTCTATGTCACCAGCGATTCGTGAGTTAGAATCTAAGTTATTGCAAAAACAGTTGAAACATGGAAATCATCCTGTTTTAACAATGTGTGCGGCAAATGCCATTACAGTGAATGATCCTGCTGGCAACCGCAAGTTTACTAAACAGAAATCAAGCGGAAGAATTGACGGTATGCAAGCATTAGCACAAGCCATTGGAGTAATGCCAAACGCTACTGAAGAAGCTGATTTTGACGAATATCTAAGGAACGCCATTTCACTATGAACATCTTTATACGAATTGGTAGCTGGATGAAGGATGGATTAAGACGATTAGTTGGTGTCCAGTACGGTTATCCTAGCACTCCAGCCGAACAAACGGCAACTCCTGTCACTTTTGACAGTGCAATGCAAGTCAGCACAGTTTGGGCTTGCGTCAAAATCATCTCAGAAACCATATCAAGTCTGCCTTTAAATGTGTATAGAAAAGGCGAAAATGGGCGAAAAATTGCCGTAAATCACCCATTACAGCTACTTTTTAGTGGAAAAGTGAACCGTTATCAGACAAAAAACGAGTTTTTAGAAACAGTTTTGCTAAATTTGGTCACAACAGGCAATTCTTACTGCTTTATTCAGCGTGTAAACGACAGAATTGTTGGTTTACTTCCATTAATGTCGGCAGACATGGAAGTTATCCTAAATGAAGATGGTTCTGTGAGATATGAGTACACTCAAGGTCATGATGTAACAGTTTATGCCGAGCAAAGCATTTGGCACTTAAAATTATTTGGAAATGGCATCATTGGATTGTCACCTTTGGCTTATCAGCGTCAAACATTAGGTATTGCACAGGCTGCCGAGAATGCTGTGACTAAAATATACCGCAACGGTGCAAAACCATCAGGCGTTTTGACTGTTGATAAGTTCTTGACCGATGAACAGCGTGAGTTAGTTCGTCAAAAGTTTTATAATTTGGCTAGTGGCGGTGAAGATAGACTGATGGTGCTAGAAGGTGGCTTGAAGTTTGAATCAGTTAGTTTGTCACCACAAGACATTGAGTTACTTGCTTCGCGTCAATTTCAGATTAGCGAGATATGCAGATGGTATGGCGTTCCGTCTGTAATGATTAACGACACATCAAGCACTACTGTTTGGGGTTCAGGTATTGAGCAAATAGTTAGTGGTTTTTATAAATTGACATTACGCCCATTAATTGAGAAGATTGAAACATCAATCATTGTTAATTTAATGAGCGCGGGTGATGCTCAGAGATATGAGGTAGAATTTGACTTTAATGCACTTACTCGCTCTGATTTGAAAACTCGGTATGATTCATACCGAATTGGTATTTATGGTGGTTTCTTAACGCCAAATGAAGCAAGACGAATGGAAGGCATGGAAGACGCTGAAGGCGGAGATAGTCTGTATATGCAAGGTGCTAACATGAAACTGACTGATATTCAGAATAACCCTATGGGGGAAGCAAATGGAAACGAAACAATTAGCATTAGCGCAAACTGAACTTAAATTTAACGGTGCTGCTTTTGCCTTTAGTGGTTATGCCTCTGTATTTGGTGGCGTTGATTCTTATGGTGATACAATTGAGCCGGGTGCGTATAAAAATACGCTTATGAACCGCGAGCGACCAATTCGTATGCGTTGGAATCACTATGGCGAAGTAATTGGCAAATGGATAACGATTCGTGAGGATGAAAAAGGCTTGTATGTTGAAGGCGAGCTAACTCCCGGTCATTCTAAAGCTCAAGATGTATTTGCATCATTAAAGCATGGCGCAATTGATGGTATGTCGATTGGCTATCGAGTAAAGTCGTTTAATCAAATAGATAATGACAGACGCTTACTTAAAGAAATTGATTTGATTGAAATTAGCGTGGTTGAAGAACCTGCTGATTTGTCTGCAAGAATTTCGGAAGTGAAGTCAGCACTTGAAAAGGCTGAATCATTGAAAGAAATCGAGAATCTCCTGCGTGATGTTGGTGGATTCTCAAGAGTTGATGCGAAGCATCTTGTTAGTAAGATCAACTCTCTGTGTCAGCGTGAGGTTGAGGCAGAAAAGAACAAACAAGATATTGAGAATTTATTTAAACAATTTGGTGTCTTGCCAACGAAATAGGAGTTTATTATGTCTGACGAAATTAAAGGTATGTTAGAAAGCGGCCTCAAGGCTCTTTCTGAAAAGCAAGTTGCTCTTGAGAAATCTATGGAGCAATATCATGGTCAATTGGATGAAAAGTCCAAGGTTGATAGCGAAGTTCGTGCTGAAGTTAAGGCTTTGTCTGAAGAATTTGCAAAAATCAACGCTGAAATCACAACTATCGGTCAAAAAATGACTGAAGGTGTTAAAGCTAACGAAGAATCACGCATTGTTACTGCTGGTGACGAGTTTGTGAAATCTGAACAATTCCAACAATTGAAATCAGGTAACTTGCAGCGTGTTCGCATGGAAGTGAAAAACACTGTTACTTCCGGTAGCACAACTGTTTTCCCATTCCAAAAACCCGGTGTTATTCAAGGTGATTTTGCACCATTGACTATTCGCCAAGTGTTGCCATCTATCGGTGTATCTAGCAACATGGTAAATAGCTTGCGTGAAGCATCTTGGAACAACAGCGCAAGTGGCGTATCTCAAGCTGCTGCTAAACCTGAATCTGACATCACTTTCGAGCAATATAATGTTGCAATCGAAACTGTTGCCCACTGGATTAAGGTTTCTAACCAGTTGTTAGCTGATGCTCCAGCAATCGCTGCTTACATCAATACTCGTTTACGCGATGGTTTGGCTCAAGAAGTTGATAAGCAATTGTTGAACGGCAACGGTACAGCACCTAACTTGTCAGGTTTGACAGACACAGGTAACTTTACTGCTTACTCTGCTGTATCTGACGACTTGTTGGTTGATGCTATTAACCGTGCTAAGTATCAATTGTGGGCAATTGGTCGCACACCTGACACAGTAATCGTAAACCCAGCAGATTGGGGCGCTATGGAGCGTACTCGTGAAGGCGCTGGCACAGGTATGTACTTGTACGGCTTGCCCGGTCAGTTCGCTGGCGTAAATCCATTCGGTGTTCGTGTTGTGATGTCTAACAACATGACACAAGGCAAGTTCTTGATTGGTCAGTTGAACGGCTCTACAATGGTTTACAACCGTGAAGGCGCAGTAGTTGAAATGGGCTATGTAAACGATGACTTTACAAAGAACTTGGTAACTATCCGTGCTGAAGAACGCTTAGGTTTAGGTGTAGAACGCCCAACAGGTATCCTGTATGGTAATTTCACTGCCTAGTCAGTAGCAAAAACAAAAGGGGCTTCGGCCCCTTTTTTAAACTGGAGAATATAAATGAAAGTTGAAGTATTAAAAACTTTTTATCATGATAGATTAGGCCGTGTTGAAAAAGGTAGTGTTGTTGACTTACCTGATCACCAAGCCTATATGTTTTTAGAAAAAAACGCTGTTAGAAGATATGCAACCAAAGTGGTTAAAGAAGTCCCTTTGGAGAACGCTGGCGTGGACACACAGTCGTCTGCCTTGCCAGTGGCGGAAGCCTCAACTCAGACGACATCTCCCAAGTCAAAGCGTGGCGGGAAAAAGACAAAAGCAGTCGATCTGTAATAGTTACAAATACCACTTATCAATTAGCACATTGGGCTGACGCTTTGTTTGCAATTGATAAAGCGTGGTGGGAAATGTATATACAAAATATATACACAACATTTCAAGGCGATAAATTTATTGCCAATCCGCCATTGCGTGGACATGACATAGAAAGTGTTGAATTTTTAAACTGTCATGGAAACTCAGGAATTGGTAGTATTGCACTTGCCATTTATGGTGGTGCGAGTAAGATTATCTTACTTGGATATGATTGCAAATACACTAATGGGAAAGCGCATTGGCACGGCAATCATCCAAGAGGTTTAGCAAATGTTGCGAATATTGCAAATTGGCCTGAAAAATTTGCGTCATTTGCAAAAACAGTCAATATTCCAATATTAAATGCTTCAAGAGAAACCGCGTTAGATTGCTTTGAGCGCGTCAAATTAGAGGATGTATTATGGACATAAAGTTTCCTTTTTGGCAGGAAGTAAGAAAACT